GGTATAGTTAATCATAACTCAGGTAAATCACACTTCTTCGCCGAGATGTTAGTAGAGCGTCACGTTATGGAGCCTAATACTAACAGTGTGTGTATTCGTGAGATACAAAAATCATTGAAGCTGTCAGCCAAGAAGCTTATCGAGGATAAAATAAGGGCCCTTGGCGTACAGGATATGTTTAAAATAACTCAGACCGAGATAACGTCCAAGATTGGACACGGTATGATAATCTTCCAAGGTATGCAAGACCACACCGCAGATAGTATTAAGTCTTTGGAAGGTTTTGATGTTGCTTGGTGCGAAGAAGCACAGACTATGTCGAAACGTTCATTACAGTTACTTAGACCTACTATCCGTAAGGAAGGTTCGGAGATATGGTTTTCATGGAACCCCGATCAACCCACTGACCCGGTTGACGAGTTCTTTAGGGGTGAGCATCCTCCCGAAGATTCGGTGGCAGTTATGGTTAACTACGATAAGAATCCGTTCTTACCTAAAACTCTTTATTTAGAGATGCTTTCAGATATGCAAAGAGATGCAGATACTTTTGCTCACGTATGGGAAGGCGGGTACAACCAAAGGACTGATTCATTAGTTTTAGGCGGCAAGTGGGAGATAGATGAGTTTGAACCACGTAGAACATGGGAAAGACCGTATTTCGGAGTGGACTGGGGTTTCTCTAAAGACCCGTTAGCGGTTGTTAAGATGTGGTTTTACCATGACACACTCTATATTGAAGACGAGCTTTACAGTATAGGTGTCGAGTTAGACACATTAGGTAGCTTTTTAGATAGGATAAAAGGTACAAGGAAACATACACTTAGAGCGGATAGCTCAAGACCTGAGACCATAAGTCACGTTAAGAATATGGGCTTCAACATTACAGGCGTACCTAAGTGGAAAAATATGGTCGAGGACGGAGTCGCTTGGCTTAGAGGTTTAAACTCAATAGTGGTTCATCCTAGATGTGTTAATACTATCAGAGAGTTAAGACTGTATTCTTATAAAATATGTAAGATGACAGGTGACATACTTCCTGATATACTAGATGAAAACAATCACGCTATGGATGCCATAAGATACGGTATGGACCCTTTAATACGGGCAAGGAAACAATATAACATAAGAGTTTTATAACATGTTCTCGTTCACCAGAAAAAATAAAAAATTAGAAGATAAGTCTAAAACCCCTCTTGAGGTTAAGAGTCAGTCAACAAGACAGACCTTCTCTCATATTTTAAACAGCGGCTCACCTTTTGAACCTATCATATCGGCTAGAAAGGCGTTAAGTTACTATGATATGGTAGCCCCTGTAGCAACTGCGGTAGATATGATAAACGATGAGTTTAAGACTCTAACTTTAGCTACTCAAGACGCCACAGGCTCAATAACTAAGGAGAAGACATCGTTACTAGAGTTTTTAAAACAACCTAACGACGATATGGTACAAGTTGACTTCTTGGAGAACTTAGGTAACTTTTTTCTTGTAACTAATGAAGTTTTCTTAGTTGCTACAGGTAGACCGGACAGAGAACCTGCTGAAGTTTTCGTTAAGTCACCAGAGAACGTAGACGTTAGGATAGATTCTTTCGGTATGATAGATAGGTTTACACTAAGAGAAGATCATAAGATAGTTGAATACTTTTATCGTGATGACAGCACGTATAGGTTTTATAATAAAGATAAAACTGCGGAGATATGGCAAATAAAGGGGTTTTCTACTCGCAGGAGTTATCGGGGTAAAAGCAAATTAAGCGCAGTGAGATTACAAGTAGAACAGTTCATAGCTAGTGCGAGGCATAACCTTAGTGTGATACACACGGGCGTTAGAGCTTCAGGTGCATTTACGGTTGAAGATTCTTTGACTGATGAGCAGTTCGATAGATTACGCAATCAGATACAACAAAATCAATCAGGTGAAGACAACGCAGGTAAGTCGATAATACTTGAATCAGGTATGGGTTTCAAGGAGATGAGCTTTAACCCTAAAGATATGGACTTCGGTAGGTTAACTCGTGAGACCGAGCAAGCTGTTTTCAAAAGATATAGAATACCTCTTGCGTTAGTTACAACTGACCAGATGGCTGAGTCGACTATGGAGATTTCGGCACTAATGCTATATGATAATTGCGTGATACCTCTGTCTAAAAGATTATTTGCAGAAGTGGGTAAATTCTTAGGTCCAAGATTCGGTATGGCTGACGATGAGAAGATAGTTCCATACATAGATGATATAACGGCACTACAGATAAGAAGGGTTAAAGAGGTTAAAAATAAGAAGGAGATAGGTGTGTTCACAACAGATGAGATACGTGCACCTATGGGCGCAGAACCTTTACCTAACGGTGACGGTGAACCATTATTAGTCCCTCAGAACTTAACACCTATTGATAGGTTAATTAATCCACCTGAGCCGGTTGACATAGGTACAGGTCAGGTTGGCCAAGATAATAGGCAACCTGAAGGTGATGAGGATATGGAGTCAGACACATATACGGACGATCAACGTATGAAGATGACACGTAATAACTTTGTCACTATTTTGAAAGCTCAGATGGATAACAAAGGTCAGAGGCTTTATAACGATAAGGAAATTGAAGAGATAGCAGATAGAGAAGGGTTTTAATGGTAACTTACAAAGAAGAGTTGGCGTTAAAGATAAAGCTAGAGCAACGCCTTAAACCTAAGATAAAAAGATTATTGCGTCAGATAGGTGAGGAGACGATAGTTGTATGGCAAGCTACTGGGCGTACACCTAATATGGTTATATATCATGACGAAATAGTCTCACTCCTTCGTGAACATTACCGTGCAGTAAATAAAGCGTTTAGACCCGTTGTCACCGATAGATTCAAAAGCGGGAGATTCGACCTAGAGTTAAAACAAGTATTTGAACAGTTACCTCAAGACGAGGAGGACTCATCATCTATAGCGGCGGCATTATTGTTCTTAACCGCTTTAAATAAAGCTAACAGTGACTTTGTAGGGTATTCTAATTCACACAGCGAACAACAAGCCACACATATTCTAAACACCACAACTAAAGATATAAATAAGATATTAGATACTCAGACTATACGTATGTCGATAGAAGATACGAGTAGGGCCGACGCAGCTAAAGAGGCACGTAAAAAGTTTTTCGGAGATATTAACGATAGGGTGGATACGATAGCTGTTACAGAGACACAGGGTCCCGCAGAAGAGTCTAAACTCTTACATGTATTAGCTCTAACTTACTTACTAACACCATCAGGTGAGGCTCAGGTTAGACCTGTAAAAACATGGAGAACTATTATAGATAATGTAACCAGACCTTCGCATGTCGCAGCAGATGGTCAGGAGCGTTATGTTGACGAACCTTTCCTAGTTGGAGGTCAACAACTGAGGGTTCCAGGCGACACAGCGTTAGGTGCAACGGCTGAGAATATAATCCATTGTCGTTGTTCGGCTGAATATGTCTTAGATTAATGGTTGCAGGGGTGGGATTTGAACCCACGACCTAATGGGCATGAACCATTCGAGCTGACCAAACTGCTCCACCCTGCAATATTTATACAATAATCTTATAAATCAGATGTTTTGTCAAATAAATTATACTTTTTTGTTACAAAAGTGTTTATTTTATTTGACAAATAAGGTATCCTTATATGTAACTGTGAGGGTAACATGACAAATAATACGAATTATAAGCAAATATCAAATGCTTTTGAAGTTAAAGAACTTGAGTCTGATGAGAAGTTTTTACACATAGAAGGTTGGGCTTCCACGTTCGGTAATCTCGATAGGGATAACGACATAGTATCTAAGGGTGCTTTCACAAACACCTTAACTAAACGTAAACCTAAATTACTTTATCAACACAGAATGGATCAGCCGATAGGTGTCATCGACCAAGCTTATGAGACAAACGAAGGTTTATATATTAAAGGTCGCTTACCTAAAGACAATTCAATGGTTAAAGACATTATGCCTTTGTTGAAGATGGGTGCACTTAGTGATTTTTCAGTAGGTTTCAATGTAGTTGAAGCTGACACTTCTCCTGATGGAGTAAGGACTATAAAAGAAATAGACTT